GTTCGCACAGGTTGGGCTTGGCAGAACACCACTTTCTCCAAAACAGAGACTGGTTCTTCCTGAGTTAAGCTGAATCCAAAATCCAAAAACCAGGCATCCACACCCGCAAGTAGGTGTAGATCTGCTTTCTCGAGAAACAGCACGCAATCATCACCATTGTTCGCAAGCCGGAATTTCAACCCGACGTGTTCACAAAATGCGATTACAATGCTGCACATGATAAGGCAGTTGCCCATTCCAGTGTTGAGGTCACCACTCATACGGCAGCCAACAGTGTCATACACCAGCTTTTGCAAGCCGACTCTTCCGATGCCATGGTTGCGGAGTTGCATCTTCAAGAGGCTGCGGAGCTCTTTAGACCTGAAAACACCGTTGTAAATGGAATGTTCGTATTTGAGAGCCTGCTCTGACACATGCTGATCAAACTTACTTGCATCCAAACCAACGGCGACAGGATCACTGAAAGCATCCCAGTTCTCCTTCATCTGCTCTCCCACTTCCCCAGCGTTCATCCCCTTCAAAATGACATTGTATCCGCAAAGCTTCCAGAAGCCACGCAAAAGCTCCTTCTCAAACTTCTTCAGGTATATTCCAACTGAAGCATTGTAGCGAGGAGAGCGTGGTTGTACAGGTCGGGGTATCGGGTCAGCCTTCTTGGAGAGGTTGACCTTCTCAGCCTTGACAAACGTGCTCACATACGCGTCCGTGAAATTGATGGCCTTGTGAGTTAGGCTTTCCACGGCCCGCTTGTAAATTTCCTTTTTGCGCCCGGTGTATAGATCAGGATAGTCTCCCAACGTGACAACGGGGGTCGGACGAAGTACTTTAAACAAACGGTTTCTGAGCGACCTCAGACGCATGCTGAACACCTCTGCCTTCGGCTGGGGGGCCCGCTTAAGCCCCCCAGCTGTGGGCACATACAAGATGCGCTCCACAACTGCCCTGGCCAGGTTTATTATGTTTCCATCGTGCACTCCATATCTGATCCCAACTCCAAGACCAGCTAGGTAGCGTACGGTTCTGCTCCAAAGAGCACGGCGAGCCCAGCCGGTTTCCTCAGTAATACGAATCTCGTGATGTCCAGTTCTGTCGACACTGGTTGTCACACTACTGAGTTCGACTGGGCTTACCTACCTGGGGAGCTCCACTGCTGCCCTCCTTGCCCTGAAAGCTGCACTATTGGCCATCTCACTGGCCTCAACAGCGAACTGGCTTGGCAACAAGCAGAGCTCTACGGTTGCGCTCATGTGACGCACGATGTCGATGTCGCGCATCCCAAGGCTGGTGAAGTAATCCCTGACCCATGCCTCAGCAATCAGCCGGTTTGCATTGTTGTACTTGCGCTCACCCTTTTCGGCTTTGAACTTGTATGAAGCCTTAATCTGGATGCGTGTTCCACAATAATCATCGGTCGACTTGTTGGGTTCCTTTGCCTCGGGTTCGTACCCGGGCTCAGGGCCGTTGTCAAACTTCATCACAATTTGTGCAAACTGGTCGAGGCCCCATAGCCAACCAACACAGCAAAACACAAAGGCAACAACCATGCGGTAGGTCGCATGGGCACCATGGCTGATAGCTGTAACCACAGCATGCAGATACATTTGGAGGGGCGATACCCAATCAAGCCCCATGCACCAGCAGCTGAAGGAAAGCAGCACCAAAAGCATTGAAACGTGGACTCTGGGTGCAAGGTACACGAGTTGCAGAAGCAGAACTGCTGCTAGCAGCGGGTTGGGTCTTCCCGTGCTCAGAGGAGATGTGGGGTACGTCTGGACAACTTCTGGTAAATCAGTAGTTGTGGCCATGGTGGAATGATAGTTGTGCCCTCCGGGCGGAGTTGGTTTATCGACCTACAACCTTTGTCGTTCACGGTGTTTAGACCGTGCCGCAAGTCTGTTCATGGATTCGCACCAAAAGGCACAGCTGCCCGTCTAGAGATTCAAACCAACGCGTCTCTAGCGCCTTTGGGGTGTGAGCATTGACCTAGCATGTGAGTGGAAGTCCTAGCTATAGGGATTGCGGCCCCGCCGGTTCTCTCCCACCATGCATTGCCAACTTGCTGAATAAGTCATAGGGGGGAGGGCCGACTTCCCTAGAGCAACAGCAGTGTGGTCAC